CAGCACAGGCACGGTTTCCAGTTCACGGTCGGCAAGCAGCTTGTCCTTGGCGACCTCCTCACTCATGCGGACGTATGACGGAAGGAACTCTTTCACAAGTGTCAGCACACTTGCCCATGTGAAGCCTTTCAAGGTCTTGAGCTTGGGAGTACCCGTTCTGAAGCCAATCACGCCGTGTGTCATATCAAAGCTCTTCTTCTTGGAGAACAGCTCTGCCTGATTCTCGGTGGCGAAACTCTGGAGCGTGTCGAAAGCAGTCTCCTTTTCTGCTTCCAGTGCTGCGAGTTTGTCTTGGAACTTCTCGCGGATCTGGGCGCACTTCAGCTCAATCTCCGCTTTGATTTTTTGCACACTTGCATCTGCCTTAGCATACACGGCGAATGCGTCATCGGCGGCCTCTCTGGTCACGCCTGTAATAATGACCTTCTTTTCTCTTTTTGCCATTGTTACTTGATTTTTGAATTGTGAAACATGTTATTTATCTCGCTTATCGCGTTTGCTTATGATTGCCCTCATTTTGACTGTCAGGGCGTCCAGTTCAGCGTTGTTTAGTTCTCCAAAGGGTTTACCGGCGATGCGTTTGTCTGCACAGAAGTTATTCACCCTTGTCCAATCTGTGGTATCGATGCCATACAACTGTAGCTGATGCAATGCCGCACTGCGCTTCTTCTTCCTTTCCATCCGGAACTTCAGATACCCATCGGGGTTGACTTTCATCTCAAGGTCCCGACAGCACTCGTTATACTCTTGCGGTGTCATTTCCCGAAGACTTGTTGTTCTGCCACCAGTGTAGCTTGACACGATGGTGCACTTCATATCCTCAATGTCGCCCAGACGAGGCAACTGGTTGAAGGAAGCGTAAAACCTATGGTAGTTCTTCATTGCTGTTCAATTATAGGCATAGGTTGCTCGATGCCGATTCTGTACATATAGGCTGTCTCACGTGCAAGTGCTATCAACACGGTCAGCTTGTCGAAATCGTCCGTGGCTTGCGAGCACTGCATGTGCCGGACATTCATCAGAGGGATGCCGTTATATGCCAAATACAACTCTCCGTCAAACTCCAGTGGCTGAATACCCTCGATGAGTTCCTGCCACAATATACGTCTCCTATATGCAGTGTACATATCGGAGATTTCTGTCTTCCAGCGCTTGAAGGCCGCTGCTACCTTTTTACAAATCTGTTTCATACTAATCATAATTTTACAAGTTCGTTACCGTTTATATCTTCCAGTCTGTTGCCTTCTTCATAGTACACCTTCATGCCGCACGTTGTCGCTACGTCGAATTCCAGCTTGCAACCTTTGCTCAATTCCCAACCTTTCAGCAGGTAGATGGCATCGCATTGCAATAGCATGGCGAGGTCAACCTTCATGTGGGCACGCCAGTGTGCGTTCTGTGATACACCGTTCTCAAACGGGTTGATAGGTTTCCAACCGAGCGCACGCAGCACAGCTGCCGCACTTTCGAAGGCTCGTTTCTGATATTCCTTAAAGTCCTCGGCACTCANGCCGGCTGCTTCTCTTGCGTCGCGGCTGTCTATTGCGCCGCTGATGTAGCATTTCTTTCTCATTGTTGTCATTTATTCGATTGTTAGTTGTACGTAAAAATTGAATTCTCTGCTCAAACGAACTATCTGGATGACCTGCCACGGATCTTGTCCATACGGGTAGAAGATAGTCCGCTCTTTTGTGTTGCATCTCACGCCTTTTCTNCGTAGCTTGTAGAGAATGTTGGCGCGACGCTTCAGGGTCTTTTTATTCTTCACCATCATTGCCCAGTGAGTATTTAGCAGCACCTTCGTCCCATATCACGAATGGCATGCTCGGATGGTCTAAGAAACGGCTCTTGCAACTTGCCTTGAATCCTTGCACAAATATCTTTACGTCTGCATCATACTCCACGCTGCGCGCTGTTCGACCGCCTGGACGTAATCCATCCGCGTGGCTCACGAAGATGATGAGCTTGTTGGAGTGCTTCTCCTTAAAGTCCTGATAGCCCTTGTAGCTCAATCGGCTGTACTGGAAGCTGTCGATGATGACGATGCCGGGGCTCTTGCGTTTTGCAAGTCGCTCACTGAGGCGTTCAATCGGTTCTTTGTCCAGCACTTGGAAGCGACGGCTTACCTCCTTCATGTTGTGCCGCAGCATCGATTTCTGAAGGCTGAGACCTGTGCCTTCTTCCAAACTGTCATANAGNACCTTGTCGAAGCGGCAAAGGTATTTTGCCAACTGCATCACGAATGATGTCTTTCCGTTGCCCGACGAACCCCAGATGATCCACGTGCCGGTTTTCGCCGGCTTGCCAAGGGATGCTTCCCATGGACCATCGAACTCCAGCGATGGTATTTTCATCTCGATGATTTCAGTCGGGCTGTATGCTCTTTTTTGTTTCATTGCTGTTGTTTTATGTAGTATTACATGAGACACCACCAGATTGCCGATGCGAAAGCGGCAGCTTCAGCCCACAGCACTTTTCTGGTACAAGTGCTCGACGCCAATATGTAGATGATGTAAGGCACCCACACGCATAAGCAGATGGGGTTATGAAGCGCCACTACCAATGTCGCACTTCCACCGGCAAGGAATGCACCTACATAGTGTGCTGCCAGCATATCCTTCTTGAACAATGGTGTCACGGCCACGATGCCCATACCGACTGTCACGAGGAAGCCAAGAAACTTGAAGTTCTCCTCGGCCTTGTCGATGATGGTAATTCCTATTAGCACGCCGCNGCAGAACATCACGGCTCCGAATAGCCATTTCCATTCGCGGTCAAGCGCAAACACGCTGCTCGATAGTGAGGTGGGCAAACCGCCATCCATAATCGATACCATCACGGTGTAGCATACCACCACGAAAGCCGCTGCCAATACAAACTCTGTCATTTTGCACCTCCTTTCAACTTCTCTATCATCATGTCTGCGCACTCGATGGCGTATTTGACGCTATCGCCATTTGAAGCACCAATAAAGTTTATGAAAGCAGGCAGCGCTTCCTTTGCAATCTCATACCTGCGCTGTTCCCAGTCAATATGTTTGTCGTTTGCGTGACGCAACTCCTGGCGGATGCCGATGACGGCTTCCATCGCTTGCATCTCTATCTTAGTAATCATGCTGCACCTCCCTTCTTCATCTTCTCGATCTCGGTATAGACACGTCGCAAGCCTCCGCCCGACAAGTTCACAATCTGGCGAATGTCTGCACCTTCCGGAGCATTGATCTTCGCAACAATCGCAGCCTGTGCGCGCAGGAACTTCTGACGCTCTTTGCCATCGTCAGGCGTTACCTTGCTGAACGTATCACCGTAGCGGCTGAGGATTTCGGTATAGCCCACCTTCTTGCCCTCCACGAAGCGGTTGATTTTCTCCTTCAGTCCGTCAGCACCCATCATATACCAAGCGCAGCACCTTTCGGTGGCGTTCCACAGGGCTTTGAGCTCAAGGAATGCTTCGTACTGCAAGTCGCCTGCCTCATCAAGGATGATGAGCGGTGTGTCGATAACGCGCAGGTATTCCACCAGGTCGTCATAGATGTCGCTATAGCGTCCGATGCTGCTCACGCCGAACTCCTTGGCTATCTTGCGCACCAGCTTGAGCTTGGTCTTCACCTGTGAGCAATCGATATAAACAGCGTTTTTGTGCGATTTCACGTAGGTTCTGGCAGTGAANGTCTTGCCTATGTTCGGCATGTCGCACATGATGGCACTGATNCCGCTGCTTTGGCACAACTCCAGCTGTGCGGTGATGAACGCGTATGTCGGTGTCTCTGCCACTTTCCACTCTATTTCCTCACGCAGCACCACGCCCAACCTGCGAGCCATGCCCACCCAGTTGGCATCGCTAATCTGACGGTCGAAGTTGCCTTTCTTGATAGCATTGTACACGCTTGCACTAATTCCCAAGCTCACGGCGTGTTTCGCGTCGCTGGGATAATTTGTACGATCGCCCGAAATGGCGTCCGTGATTCTTTTCTTGATGTCGTCTGTGATTTTCATCTTATTACTGTTTGAATGTCATTAGAATGTCGTTCTTATGTGGATGCAACACCGGCATTTGCCCAGCGTCTCGTGTCCATATACTCTCCATAGTCNTCGTCNTCCTGCGGAAGTGTTTTTACTTCGACAGGACTGGCGTCAATAGTCTCAGGGATAATGTCGTCTCCCTTGGGGATGACGGCAACCTTGTCAATCTTCTCGTCCTTCATCATCTTGTCGAACTGGCTCACATACTTTGCCTGTTCTGTGTAGGCAGCCTTGTCGGCATCCGTCTGCTCGGCAGTGGCTTCGTTATAGCGNTCTACCTGCTTGCATACGCAGATGTATTCGCCATTCTGCCACAGATACACCTCGCCGATATTCCCATCTGCGTCAGCCAGCCAGTAGGCATCCACCTTCATGTTTCTCGGTGCCAGCTTTTCTATCTCGCGCGGACTGGGCAGCCCATACTGNTTGTATTGCACNGTGCAGTACATGTTCTGCTTGATAGTGGTCTGCGTGTGCTCCCCGATATAGCGGTAGAGGATAGGCTTGTCCCACGGCTTCAGGTCTGGGTTCTGACGAGCTGCCAGCACGTCCCACCGTGTCATGCCAGGGTACATCTTCTGGTTCGGATGCAACTGGTGGTTGTAGTCGTTGATGGCTCTGATGTCATCTGCCACAAGCTCCTCGTAAGCGTAGCTCTTTTCGCGCCACGTGTTGTTGAGTTCGTCGTACACCTTTTCCACCTTAGGGCGGTTTGCCTCCAGTGCTGCATACCATCGTCCGATACCTACCTGTAGCCGCTTCTCTGTGCCATACTTCTTCGCCCTGTTGAAATGCTCGGCACGCTTTTCACGTGAGTTGCCAGGATTACACCAGCGTATCATCGGGAATACCACACCAGCCTTCATCAGTCCGTCCGCGAACGTTGCCACCAGGTGATGCTCCACTTCCAACTCTGCCGGTATGTACCAACCGTTCCTGTCAAGTGTCTGGAACATGTTGCGCATGCAGTCGAGGAATAGGTCGCGGGTCTTCAGACGGTTGTATGCGTAACCAACCACACAGCCACTCACCACGTCGTAGGCGTAGTAGGCTTTCACGCGCTGACCATTGTGCATCGGGCGCGGCAGGTCGCGGTCGTCAAGCGAAATCTTGCTCAACGCATAGACGCCATGCTTGCGCAGATGGTAGGGGCGGTACTTGTTGTTGAAGTCCCACTGCGTGTCGTGCAGTTTCGACCTCAACGCCCTGTTCTTTGGGGTGTTCAGATAGTTAGCGATGGTCGCCTCACTCAACACCAGCGGATTGCCCTTCTTGTCGGTGAAATCGCATGGGTCGAACACTTCGCCTGTCTCCACGTCTGCCACCACAAGTTCGCCTTGCACAAACATGTTGTACATTTCCGCTACGGTTGCATTGTAAGGGCGCTCAGGCAGGCTGTCAAGGCTCAATATCAGACGCTCGATGCGGTAGTTCACTTTCCTCGTGTT